GCTGACGATTCAGAATTCGCTGATTCTTAATCATAGTAGTTTGTTATGACACCATTGAATGAGTCCAACTTTTTGTTATACGCTGCTGCAAACTACACCAATACGGTGTATGATACTGAAGAGTTTTATGATGATTTAAAAAGATTCAAATATCTAAAGCGTCTTTTCTCGAGATATCTTGAGAAAGGTGAGTTAAAAGAAAGATTGATATTGAATCACATCATTACTTTATATAATGTATTTAATAATGATGCAGCAACACGTTTATTATTCTATAAAATAGATGAAGAACACTGGAATATACTGAAGACTTTTTTATTATTTCTTCAGACAATGCCAGACCAAGTGAGAGATATTCAATTTGAAGGGTGTCATGTACGATCTGAAATGTTATCAGTTGATTTAAAAATCGCAGAAGTACTAAGGAACATATAGTGGCTAAAGCAGCAATCGGCGGAAAAGCAAGCATCGAGCCTAATAATAAGGGGACCAGTATTGGTCGCAAAAATATTAAGATGGCATCGATGAACAAGTCTAGTAAGCGTAGCTTTAAGAAGTATAGAGGTCAGGGATAATGGCGAAAGGTGTAGTAGATCTAGCGGCGATTTACATGTTTTTAAAGCGGTTAGTAACACCTTTTGACCAATGGGATGCCTACAAAACAGGTCTTATCGACAAAAACGGTAAGGTTATTATTAATAAGGCAGACCGTACACCTGAGCAGAACAAATCGTTCGGTTACTTCGATAGACTTGTTGCTAATCTGAAAAAACTACTCGGTAAAATACCGGGTGGTAAGACACGCATCGCATCATTTGCGGCTGCGCTCTTACTATTGCGTGAGAAAAATATCGATCCTGATGATATTGAGTACCTTGAAGAATGTTTACAACACTATATGAAAGAAGCTGAAATGCTAGTTGAAGAAGGAGAAGGAGGTCCAACAAACTCTACCAATATGGGCCCTGGTTTAGGTGATGATCCTCAAGCATTTCCAAAGAAGAAAAGAAAAACATCATTCATTACGCGCAACTATATCGAAGTTAATGGGAAGCGCAAACGCATTTTTAAGGGCTAACCATGGCTGAGACACAAGCATCAAGACTTGATCGTATTGAGGTCAAGATTGATAAACTATCTGACGCAATGATCTCTCTTGCTCGTGCTGAAGAGAAACTTATTGCCATAGAGCAGAATAATCATGCTAACTTTGAACGGCTCAATCGCTTCTCTGCTAAGCTGGATGATATAGAGAAGAAGGTTGATGACAATGCCCGTACGGTACAAGTTATCAATCGCTTGTTCTGGATAGTAGCCGTAGCCCTCGCGTCAGTAGTGGTATCACAGCACTTCCCATTTGTTTAAACATGTACATTCCCTGACCCTGCAGTATAATAGCTATATCGCTATTCAGGTATTTTATTATGTGGCTAGAACAAAAATATATTGGTTTAATCTCCAACCGATTAGATCGATTTAAGAGGGTTAAGGCTCAACACTATAACTTCAGGTGCCCCGTTTGTGGAGACTCCCGAAAAAATAAGTACAAAGCACGTGGTTGGATATTTCCGAAAGACGATGGCGGATTTTTGTACCATTGTCATAATTGTAGTATCACTTTGGGTATCGATAAGTTACTTGAGTTCGTCGATCCAATAGTATATCAGGAATTCATCCGCGAAAAGATCAGCGATAATCTGACCCCGCAAGAGCGGAAGGTGACAGAGGCCGAAGTACTGGCTATCAAAATGAAACCCCCTCAGTTCGTTAAGTCTAGCGAGCTAAAAAACCTTAAAAAAATCTCACAATTATCTCACAACCATCCCGCCAAAGTATATATAAACAAGAGACGGATTCCTACTCCATATCATGCTAAGCTGTTCTATGCTCCGCGGTTTAAACAATTCGTTAATAGCGTGATACCAGGAAAGTTTGATAAGTTAGATAATGATGAACCACGTCTCATTATACCGTTTCTCGATGAGGATAAAAAGCTTTTCGGGTTTCAAGGACGATCCTTTCGTAAAGATGGCATACGGTATATAACAATAATGATCGACACAAAAAAGTCGAAAGTATTTGGCTTAGATACATGCGATCGCTCAAAAATACACTACATTCTTGAAGGTCCAATTGATTCGATGTTTGTAGATAACTCTATTGCAATGGCTGGCGGTTCTATTGATTGGGATTTAGTGAATGAAAACAGCGTTTTTGTTTACGATAATGAACCGCGTTCTAAAGAAACATGTGCTAAGATTGAGAAGACAATAGATAAAGGATATAAGGTGGCCATATTCCCGGAGTCAATCAAATCAAAAGATATAAATGATATGATTTTAAACTCGGAGACTATGTACATTGATGCTGTTTTAAGAGATAATATATCTTCTGGTCTTGAAGCAAAAATACACTACACAGCGTGGAAAAGAATATGAAACAAGATGTGCTTTCTACATATTTGTCTGACGATAGGAAGGCAGATGTATTTAAAGATAAGTATCATTATGGTGTACACCTATATGAGAAAGAAACGAAAGCATGGGGTTATGGCAGGTGGAAACGTGTTAAAACCGAGCTCGTAGAAGGGCATAGTCTAAATTATGCAGAAGATTTAGCAGAAAACTACGTACAAAGATGGGGATCTTTTAAGTGAGTATAGAGTTAACAGTTTTTGTTACAGTCGCATTGATGTTTATCTCCTACTATGTGGGCAATCTCATCGGAAAAGCAGAAGCATATCACGCAGGATTTTTAGTTGGTGCTAGTAACGGCATTGATAAAATTTTACAAGTTCTAAAAAAAGATTACGGTATCATTATGGGATATGATGATATTGTGATTGAATCAAACAATAAGGCAGAATAATGTTCAGATATAATTGCATAATTCGCAGAGTGGTCGATGGAGACACTGTGGATGTAGATATTGATCTCGGTTTTGGGATTTGGCAACACAAAGAAAGAGTTCGTATTCATGGCATCGACACACCAGAATCTCGTACTCGAGACAAAGTCGAAAAGCAATTTGGTTTGCTAGCAAAAAAGTTTGTAGAAGAACGTTTACCAATTGGTTCAAAACAAACGCTCGTAACAGAAAAGGCTGGTGACGAGTCGAAAGGCAAGTTTGGTAGAATACTTGGTAAATTTGAAGTATATGATGCAGAAACTGATGCATCCATGTTCTTAGGAGATATTATGATCCGCGAAGGTCATGCAGTTCCTTACTTCGGTATGAGTAAGGACGACTTAAAGGAGGCACATCTTGCCAATCGTCAAAAACTGCATGAACGCGGAGTTATCTAATGATTCAAAATATCATTAATGTTACCAAGAGAGACGGTGTCAAAGAAGGACTAGATTTAGAAAAATTCCATCGCGTTGCTGCTTATGCTTGTGATGGTTTAAACGGCGTATCTGCTTCTGAATTAGAAATTAAAACTCATATTCAGTTTTACAATAACATCAAAACTGTCGACGTACAGGAAATGTTGATTAAAGCTGCTGCAGATCTAATTACAGAAGAATCACCGAACTATCAATATGTAGCAGGCCGTCTTATCAATTATGGGCTGCGCAAAGAAGTCTATGGTCAATTCGATCCTCCTTCGTTAGTCGAGCATATTATTAACCAAATTGCTGCGTTTAGGTATGATCCTGTACTAATGAAAAAATATAGTCGGGAAGACATTGAATATCTCCAATCAAAGATCGATCATGACCGCGACTTTGCATTAACGTATGCTGCAATGGAACAGATGCGTGGCAAATATCTTGTTAAAGATCGTGTGACTGGCGAAATCTTTGAAACACCTCAAATGGCAATGATGTGTATTGCTATGACATTGTTTGCAGATTATGAAAAGAGTAGAATGGACTGGGTAGTAAAGCTATATAATGCACTCAGTAATTTTGACATCAGTCTGCCTACACCAATTATGGCGGGAGTACGAACGCCTCAACGACAGTTCTCGTCTTGCGTACTTATCGAGACTGATGATTCATTGGATTCTATTAATGCAACAGCTTCGTCAGTGGTTAAATATGTTTCTCAAAAAGCTGGTATCGGCATCGGTGCCGGTCGCATCCGTGCTTTGGGTTCTGCTGTGCGCAACGGTGATACTAGTCATACTGGTATTATCCCCTTTCTTAAGTATTTTCAAAGTGCTGTTAAGTCTTGTAGTCAAGGCGGCGTCCGTGGTGGGGCGGCAACTATATATTACCCCATCTGGCACCTCGAAGTAGAAGATCTATTAGTACTGAAGAACAACAAAGGTACTGAAGAGAATCGAGTCCGCAATATGGACTACGGCGTACAGTTTAATCAGGTCATGTATGAGCGCCTTGTCAAAGGACAAGATATCACGTTGTTCTCACCGCATGATTGTCCAGATATGTACGAAGCTTTCTTTGTTGACACTGACAAGTTCCGCGAATTGTATGAGAAGTACGAGCGTAAGACGTCTATCAATAAGAAGACTGTTCCAGCTCGTGATCTCTTTGCACATTTTATGCAAGAACGAAAGGACACTGGTCGTATCTACTTAATGAATGTTGATAACGCAAACGATCACGGCGCATTTAAGAAAGAGCTTGCACCAATTCGTCAGTCAAATCTTTGTTGCGAAATTAATTTGCCTACGACACCACTTAAAAGCTTAGAAGATGAGAATGGTGAGATTAGTCTTTGTACTCTTGCAGCTATCAATTGGGGTAATATCAAGAAGCCGACAGATTTTGCACTGCCAGCAGAATTGGCTGTTCGTGCATTAGATGCGTTACTCGATTATCAAGATTATCCAGTTAAAGCAGCTTTTGTAGGCTCTATGAATCGTCGACCGCTTGGTGTCGGTATTATTAACTTTGCTCATTGGCTTGCAAAGAATGATACGAACTATCAAAATCCAAACCTCGAATTAGTACACGAATATGCGGAAGCATGGTCATACTACTTGATTCAAGCATCTGCTATACTTGCTGCTGAGAAAGGAGCGTGTTTGAAATCAGACGAAACGAAGTATCATGACGGTGTGTTGCCTATCGACACTTATAAGACGACTGTCGACGAGTTGGCAAAGCCGGATTACAAGATGCCATGGGATGAACTTCGAAGTCTGCTCAAAGAAGTTGGCATACGTAACTCAACACTGATGGCATTGATGCCAGCTGAGACGTCTGCACAGATCAGTAATAGTACGAATGGTATTGAACCTCCTCGCTCACTCATCTCTGTGAAGCAATCAAAAGACGGTGTGCTGAAGCAAGTTGTGCCTCAGATTGGTCGATTAAAGAATAAGTATGATTTACTTTGGGAACAAAAATCTCCTGAAGGTTATCTTAAGATCATGGCTGTTTTACAAAAGTTTATTGATCAAGGTATCTCAGTGAATACTAGCTACAATCCTCTGCATTACGATGAAGAAAAGATTCCGCTGTCACTGATGATGCAACATATGTTGATGTTCTACAAGTATGGTGGTAAGCAACTCTATTATAATAACACTTATGACGGAGCCGGCGAAATCACAGATGAACGCGATCCTCCTGCTGAAGAAGTAGAAGAAGGTGCAGCATGTGATTGGCAAAACCCTGATGATTGTGACGCCTGTAAGATATGAAACACTTAGAAGAAAATAACGTTACATATTTTCAACATTTACGTTTTGCTTGGACTGTAGCGTTTATTCTTCTAATACATGGTCTCTTACCTTTTTTATGGACTGACCGTGGAACTCAACTACTCTGTAAAGAAGAGGATCACTAGTGGCATTTCTAGTACATAATCTACCGCCTACACCAGTGATGGTTCGTAAAGAGTATTTGTATGATCTCGAAAAAGGTCATGGCGAATATACACCTGGTATTTGGATTTCAATCAAATCAATAATGGGCAAAGCATTGTATTTCGAAACATTGCTAACAGATTATGGTGCACTTTACGATAAGCTACCGTTGTCTGCCTTCGTCTGGAAAGAAGATCACGGCGATTTACCGTTAGATGTGTTACAATTATGGGATTGCTTCGACTATGACATCACTGTGATTGAGAAGCCTTTATTGTCGCGCTGCGAGTATTTTGGTAAAGATAAGCAGATGCATCAAGGTGAGTACATGTTTACGATGGACAATTGTCATAGAGATAAGAACGTTTTAGACCAAAACTTTAGTGAGCACGATCCCGAACATAAGTCATTTAATGTTATTAAGCTTGATAACGGCCAGTTTGCTGCTCAACCAAATAATAGAGTGATCTGGCGTGATGCCAGTTTGACACCCGATGAGTTGCTACAACCAGATTTTAAAGTATGCACACAGAACTATGCCGTCGAGGTAGAACCGAAGTGGTTTGTTGGACATACAGACGAATGGCAGTATAAAACGAAAGAAGAAGAAGCTTTGCCTGAGATTTTAAAAGATGACTACGTTGAGTTTGAGCGAAGATACAAAGAAAGTTTAGAAGATTATACAAGAGTGAGAGCAGATAATGAGCGATATCGACATCGAAAGAAAGTCGCTAAGCGAAGAAGAAATTCAGAATCTAACGTCAATCGAATTGACGGAGATAGCTGAAGCACACGATCAGATTTTTGAAGCAGTAACACCTAAAAATACTATTGATTGGTATTTGAAGTGGGCATCAAGCATAATTATATTAGGAGCCATATCAGTCCGAGCCTCCGGCGTACCTGAATTAATATGGATTGATATGTTATTATCATGGATAGGCGCATGTGGATGGTTCGTCGTATCTTACATGTGGAGAGACCGAGCATTGATTCTTTTGAATGGTGTAATCGGCATCGTCCTGTTTTCAGGCCTTATTAACTATTTTTTTGGATAACTTAAATGTCCGTATTTCATACAGATAAAATTGATTTTACAACACAGCCAGCATTCTTTGGTCCTCGTGTAAACATTGCACGCTATGACAAGCAACGCTATCGTATCTTTGAGTCGCTTACCGATAAACAACTGGGTTTCTTTTGGCGGCCAGAAGAGGTTGATGTAACTCGCGATAGCAAAGACTTTAAGAATCTGACTGAGCATGAGCAACATATTTTTACGAGCAATCTGAAGCGACAGATTCTACTCGACTCAGTACAAGGGCGAGGTCCCGTTGAGACGTTCATGCCTTTGTGTTCGTTACCCGAACTTGAGAACTGGCTCGTTACATGGGCCTTCAGCGAGACCATCCATTCACGATCATATACACATATCATTCGAAATATCTACAGTGATCCATCTAAGGTATTTGATGAGATGTTGGACATTAAAGAAATTGTAGACTGCGCACAATCGATTAGTAAATATTATGATAATCTTGCTGACTATCCATCAAAAGAAAATTTATGGTTGGCAATTAATGCAGTTAACGCGCTTGAAGGTATTCGCTTCTATGTTTCGTTTGCATGTAGTTGGGCATTTGCTGAGCTGAAGAAGATGGAAGGCAATGCAAAGATTATTAAGTTTATTGCACGAGATGAGAATGTGCACATGGCATCAACGCAACAGCTGATTAAGCTATTACCAAAAGAAGATAAACAGTATGCCCAAATTGCTATAGATACAAAGGACCAAGTAAAACAAATTTTCCGTGAAGTACTCGATCAAGAAAAAGCATGGGCAGAATATCTGTTTAAAGAAGGTTCAATGATTGGGCTGAATGCAGAGCTCTTGAGTGAGTATGTGGAGTGGCTAGGTAATAAGCGTATGTATGCCATTGGATTATCAAATGAGCGAGGCGGATCTGATCCACTGCCTTGGACACAGAAGTGGATTAGTGGTGCTGATGTGCAAGTTGCACCGCAAGAAACTGAAATAACATCGTATATCGTTGGTGGAATTAAAAAGGATCTCGACGACGATACGTTTAAGGACTTTTCTTTCTAATGAATAACTTTCAAACAAAGGTACTATGGGAACTGTTTGACGAAATTGCGGGTGATGAACCAATCACTCAAGATCTTTTTACATCAGTAGAGCTATTGCATATTGGTGAAAACTATATCAGTGATTTTACAGATCTCGAAATGAGATTTGACGCAATGGACATCAACGAAAGACCTCGCGATCTATACGAGATGTATGAGTTGCTAGGTAATAAGAAGACTATCATCATGCATGATGAATTTCAAGATGTAGACTTTAATAAGCATTTTGAATGGACAAGAGAAAAACCATTTGATATTATCTACAATTGTGGTAAGTCTCCTCACGTCTTTAATCAATATGCATTCTTTGAAAATGTACATCGCTTAGCGGGCATTGGTACATACATGATTCACACTGTGCCGTTCTTTTCTGCAGTCGAATCAACTATATACACATATTCACCAGCTTTCTTTGCTAAACTGTGTGGGTATAATGGATATTCGATGCACTCTGCATTTATTGGTACTACAACTGGTGAACGTTTCGAGAAATTAATTATTGAACCCGATTACGCAGGTAATACGTATGCAGAAAGACATAAGTTCTTTCATTGGGCAAATGGTGAAGATAAAGGATATAAGCGACCTGCACACATTGCTGTCGTACTAAAGAAAACAGAAAATACCGAATTTAGAGCACCTGAGTATCGTAATGTACAAGAAGACGATTAACTGTAGATCGTGTGAAGTTAAGTGTGATGTAATTATACGTCAGACTAATTTTGATAGTGAAGAAATGCCTATCGAATTTTGTCCGATATGTAGTGCATCACTTGAAGACCAACAGTTTGAATATGATGATGATATGGAGTTAGAGTGGTGACATACCCCGGTATTAGTTCGGCATGGGATCGTAAGTTCTTAGAACTAGCAAAACACATTTCAACGTGGTCAAAAGACCCATCAAAAAAGATCGGTGCTGTAGCTGTTGGCAGCAATCGTAATATTCTTGCCACAGGATATAATGGATTCCCGAAAGGAATACAAGATACTGAAGAAAGACTCAACGATCGCGAGACAAAATATGAACTCGTGGTACACGCTGAAATGAATTGTATATATAATGCTGTAGAGAATGGAGTTTCACTAAAAGGTGCTCATCTCTTTGTATATGGATTACCTATCTGCCACGAATGTGCAAAAGGCGTAGTACAAGTTGGTATAGGTAGAGTAATCATCGAAGATAGATTATGCGCCGAACAAAGGTGGTCAGACAGTTTTGCCAAATCAAAAAGAATCTTCTACGAAGGCAATGTCGTCGTTAACTACTGCAAGCTATGATAATCCATGGATACATCTACTAGAAGGTTGGGCGCTTGAGTCAGAGCATGTACAAAACTTCTATGGTATGGTATATTTGTTAATTAATAAAGAAACTAAACGCAAATATATTGGTAAGAAGTTTTTCTGGAGTAAGAAGACACTGCCTCCTCTCAAAGGTCAAAAGAGAAAAAGAAGATCATTAGTCGAATCAGACTGGAAAAAATACTACGGATCAAACAAAGAACTCAAAGAAGAGCTTGCTAAAGGCGTAGAGTTTGAACGATATGTTGTACAGTTGTGTGAAACAAAAACTGAGTGTGCATATTGGGAGATGGATTATCAGATCAGATGCGAAGCATTATTGACTGAAGAATACTATAATCAATTTATTGGTGGAAAGATAAACGGAAAATGGCTGAAGAAGAAAGACACATTGTAGTAATTACCCAAGAAGGGTGTCCTCCTTGTGAGATGCTTAAGATGTACATTGAACAGAAAGGTGTAGAATGTTCGATGTTAGAAGTTGATACTGATATTTCGCGAGAGGCAATAGATAAAATTTGGCCGCAATGTGAAGGATTTCCCTTTGCAGTCGTTAATGGTCAAGATATTGGTGATTTAATGTTTTATTTAGAGAGTGGATTGTAATGTTAGACGTTCATAGAATTAAAAAGAGCAAGCAAATTGTTTATCCTTTAGGGAAACACGACAGTAACTATACGTTGTGTCTAATTCCTTTGAAGCAGAAGACACGTAGAGGTCTGCGTGGCCACGTACAAATTGTTCGTAATGATAATATTATCAAGGATCGTGAAGATGGCTGAGATACTTGCTGGAGAATTTAAGCGCAATGAGACCAATGAGAAATCAATGGGTGGTACTGAAGTACTCACTATGCGCGTTGCTGAACGAGCCGAACCCAAACTTTTAAAAGAATGTCAGATTGTATCAAGCCGAGTAAGAGAACTTGCTGATGATAAAATCCGAATCTTTTGGGCACATGATTTACCTGGCGATCCTGAATCAAAGTTCTTAGAAACAGAACACGGTAAAAATAAGTTCCATAAGTTTGTATTTGTATCTAATTGGCAGATGCAAAGATATATCGATATGTACGGACTACCATGGAGTAAGTGCATGGTGTTGCGTAACTTTATTGATCCAATCGAAGAGCACGTAAAGCCAGACGATGGTAAGATTAATCTTATCTATCACACAACACCTCATCGTGGCCTTAATGTTCTAACTGCAGTTTTTAATAAATTAGTCGAAAAACATAATAATCTACACTTAGATGTATATTCATCATTTAAGATATATGGTTGGGATCAGAGAGACAAAGATTTCGAGACTGTATTTAAAGCCATTGATGATCATCCTCAAATGACTAATCATGGATCAGTACCAAATGATGAAGTTCGAGAAGCACTAAAGAAGGCACATATTTTTGCATATCCTTCTACTTGGGCAGAAACTTCATGCATGTCTTTAATGGAAGCCATGTCTGCAAAATGCATTTGTGTTCATTCAAATTTTGGTGCTCTTTATGAAACAGCATCACATTGGACTAATATGTATCAATACTATGAGCAACCAAATGCTCATGCCGGGGCCTTGTATAATATGTTAGATCTTACTATCGAACATTACAAAGCAATGTATCAAAATACTGGTCCTACAAAAGTTTATGCTGATACGTTCTATTCATGGGAAAATAGATCGGCGGAATGGAACTCATTAATGAGCGCATTGATCTCAAATATAGAAGATAGATCTATTCCAAAAGATGAAGGTCCAATATTCAGTTACAGTACTGGATGATATAAATATGTCTATGAGTAATATCATAGAATTCCCAATAGAACGTCGTTACGAACAAATGGCCCATGAGGCAGGATTTGACACGTACGATAAATCTGAATTAGCTGAAATTGAAACAGAAGCTTTTCTTGGCGAATTGTTACAGTCGATGTATCAAGAAAAGTATAATGTAGCTGATGAAAACTACATTTATGATATATCTTTTTTGTATGAGTCTCTTAAATCTTTCGTATATAAGATGCATCAATGTGACCATCCTATTCAGATATTCGCCAAGAATTTATACTTCGATGCTGAGATCCCAGATGACTCTCAATTGGAATTCGACTTTTAGGGTTTACAAAGCCACTTTTATTTGGTAGAATATACCTATAGATTAAGTGGAGTTTAACGTGATTATATTAGATTACAACCAAGTTGCCCTAGCCAATCTCATGGTTAGCGGTCCAAAGAATGTTCAAGTGAATGAGGATTTGCTACGGCATATGATCCTCAACTCAATTCGCTCAAACAAAGTCAAGTTCGAACAAGAATTCGGCGAGCTAGTCATTGCCTGCGACGCTACGTCTAACTGGCGCAAACAGTTTTTCCCGTACTATAAAGCGAATCGTAAGAAGAATCGTCAAGATTCTGGACTAGATTGGAATGAGATTTTTCGTGTGCTGAATATGGTCCGCGATGAGCTCGTCGAATTCTTCCCTTATCCCACTGTCAGAGTAGAACACGCTGAAGCAGATGATGTGATTGCTACATTATGTCATCAACATGGTCGCGATCTCGGCGGCGAACCTATTCTTATTCTCTCAGGTGATAAAGACTTCCAACAATTACAGAAGTATGCTAACGTCAAACAGTTCGATCCTGTACGAAAGCGTTGGCTTAAGTGTAATGATCCTGAGCTGTTCCTAAAAGAACACATCATCAAAGGAGATACAGGCGATGGTATCCCTAATGTACTGAGTTCTGATGACACGTTTGTGGCCAATGCGCGACAGAAGCCACTGCGAGCAAAGCGTATGGATGAATTACTACAAGAAGTACCTGACGAATTGCAACATAACTATCATCGCAATAGTATGATGATTGATCTCGATCGTGTACCAGCGGAAATTAGACATGAAACATTACAGCAAATGCAAGAACAAGCTAGTAAGACACGTGCAAAGCTGTTCAATTATTTCATTAAATATAAATTAAAAAACCTAACAGAATGTATTTCGGAGTTTTAAAATGGCAAAATTAATTAGCGATATCTTTAAAGAGATTGAGAAAACAACTGGTCGTAAAAATAAGATCGCTAAGCTGCAATCATATGGAAATAATAATGCATTTATGCAGATCCTCGAGGCTGTATGTGATGTACGTATAGTCTTTGAATTGCCAGAAGGTAATCCACCTTTTAATACTCCTGATGATATGATCGATAATACAGGCGGTCTATATCAAGAAGTACGAAAAATGTATATCTTTACAAAGAATCAGCGTAGCGCTAATATTCATCAGATTAAGCGCGAACGTGTATTCATCGAGATGCTTGAGAGTATTCATCCCGAAGATGCTAAGCTAATGCTCGGTGTAAAAGAGAAGAAGTTGCCATATAAAGGCATTACTTCGAAGTTAGTAGAAGAAGCATTTCCAGATAGGTTCAAGTATGAGTAAGTCAAAACGAGAAAGTAACCATCGTAAAGAAGAACGTAAGTTTGAAGATGGTGACAAGCAATTCATTCACGAGTATCGCGAGCATAAAGAAGAAAAATATTTAAAAAATGTTCTTCGTTCTAATGATTTAGAAGCTCTGTTAGAAGTCGAAGATTATAAATAAAACATGCCAACGTATACGTATTTAAATTCTGAATCCGGTGAGTTAGAAGAACACGTACATAAAATAGCTGAGATGGACACATTCTTAGCGGCTCATCCTCATCTCACTCGTAAGATCACAACGAATAAAACAAGTATTGTTACTGGCGTCAATCAAAGACCTGACGCTGGCTTTCGTGATGTGTTAAAATCAATCAAAAAGGCTTCTGGGAGGGGCAACACGATAGAAACATTCTAACCCGTAAGTATAATAACAAAAAAAGAGTAGGTTATATGGCACTTTCGAAGAGACAGCGACGTTCGTTGAGAAAGAACGGTATTTTAGATTCGAACGAACACGTACCACAGAGAGGCATGAAACTTCAGCCAATCTTACCGAAAACTTTTGCACAGCAGATGACGTTTGATGCATTTGACTCAGGAGACCACTTACTACTTCATGGAATGGCAGGTACAGGTAAAACATTTGTATCTTTTTATCTAGCATTATCAGAACTTTTCAATAACCCCGACTGCGACTACTATGATATTACAATTGTACGTAGCGCGGTACCAACCAGAGATATCGGCTTTCTTCCGGGTAATGAAGACGAAAAGCTATCAGTATATGAGGAACCTTATCGAGCAATCTGTAATGAATTGTTTCGGCGAGGTGACGCATACGATATCCTGAAAGAGAAAGACCTAGTAAAATTTATGTGTACTTCTTTCGTCAGAGGCTGTACAATGGATAATACTATTGTCATAGTAGACGAAGTTAATAACATGAACTTTCATGAACTCGATTCACTTATTACAAGAATCGGTGACAATGCGAGACTCATCTTTTGCGGTGATTTCCGACAAAGTGATTTAACTAAACATCAAGAGAGACAAGGTCTCTTAGACTTTATGAAGATAATTGACAGACTGAGCGGATTCGAACACATTGAATTCCATGCTAACGATATTGTTAGATCATGTCTGGTGAAGGAGTATATCATTGCAAGAGAAGAACTCGGACTTTGCGCTTAAATTATTTGAGCCCAAAACCCTAAAACGAATCAACGAGGACGGCAAGAGGCTGTACGTTACTGAAAGTGGAGAAAAGTATCCATCAGTAACGTCAGCCCTTGGCGCATTATCGAGGAAGAAGATATGGGAATGGCGAAAACGTGTGGGCGCGGAGACTGCCAACAAGATCTCAACACAGGCATCGCGCGCAGGTACTGCAGTGCACCAAATTGCCGAGGATTATATTCTGAATCAGCTGAAAGAAGACGTGAATCCGATAGCGCTAAATACTTTCAGAACCATCCAACCCTATCTCGATCAGAACGTGGACGAAATCTACGGGGTCGAATTGCAAATGTATTCGGACGAACTCAAAACGGCCGGTACAGCTGATCTCATTTGTCGTTACGATGGCAAAAACACAATCCTAGACTTCAAAACATCTAAACGCTGGAAATCTAAAGACGAGATTAAATCGTACTTTATGCAAGGTGCTGCGTATGCTACCATGGTTAAAGAACATTATGACATGGATATTGAACGTATTGTAATTCTGATGGCAGTTGGCGGTGGCGAAGGCTCGTTAGTATTTGATGAAGCACTCGAAGATTGGCAACCAATGACCCGTAAATTCTTTGATTTAT